TGAGCGATAAGATTGTACGGCCAGAAGAACCGAAATCAAAAATGTAAACAGTCTGGCTGGCAGTTGCCGCGCTAATTACTAACTCAAAACTCGCCTTGGTTCCCAAATCTGGCGGCGAGGCAATATCTATGTTTCCCGCCGCACCATCAAAATGCAGACCCTGCCCGTCTGAGGCGTTGACTAGCTCGCGGATTATCTCACCGCCGCTAGTGGTGGTGGAGTTATTAATTATGTTGGCTATACCCATAGCTTAGTCTCCCAATCTGCCACTGTGGCTTACGTTCACCTTGCCTGTGCCGCTTGCCACAACAAAGCTGAGTCCTCCGGTATAACCGGCAAAGCTGATCACACCTCCAGTGCCGTCCTCGTCTGCTGTGCAACCTGCTAGGATGCCGGTGTAGTTGCCTCCTGTCTTAGCGCAAACTTGTCCAGCAGTAACGTCTCCCAATCGGTAAAATACCGGGTTAGTGCCTACGTTCTGGATCAGCAGAAATGCGGGAGAACAGTCATCGCTTAAACCTGTGGGGATCGATGCCCCGGTTCCTACACTTAGCTCCTCGTTCGTTGTCGCGCCAAAGTTGGCTAAAGCATCGTTCTGTCTACTCATCGTCTTATAAATTCCAAATCTTTTTCATTTGCCGCTTTGAGTAGCGGCTTTTCCACCCCTTAGAGCTTAGTTCTGCAGACCTGCAAGCCTGCTTCACTTCCTGCTTCTGTGTGAGTGGTTTGTGTTGGCCTCCGAAGCTGAAACTTGTGGGTACTTCCACCTTGATCCACTTCTGGCCTCCTTCAGTAAAATCAACAAGATCAGGAGAGGCTAGGAACTCCCTAACCTCCCCCGTCTCGGTATTCTTGTAATCAAGCAGTGGCATCAAGATAGAGCATAGACGGGCATCCAGTACTGTGTACCGTTTACCTCTACTAACACCCCTTTGGAAAATCCGCTTGGGATATTAGTCCCTGAGATATTTCCTTCCCCGTTAGAAACCCCTGCAACTTCACTCCCTGTAAATTTCAGGAAAGGCGTTGCGGAGTTTGCTGTTGTCTCGTCGCCAGTAGTAGCCTCTATTTCTATCGGCTTCTGGTTGCTGTTACTTCCGTCAGTTTTAAACTGCCGGCCTTCAAGTGTTTTTCCGATTATCGGCATATTACATCATTCCTCCCTCAGCGTCGATTTTTACCATCTCTGCCATTAGTTCGTCGCGGCTTGGGCCTTCCTCCACTACTTCCTCCTCAACGGTTTCCTCTGCTGGATAAGCAGGCTCTCCGTTTACAGTCTCCATAGCAATTTCAAGCATATCACCGTCTTCACCTGATACAGTTCCCTCGATTGTGAAGGACACTGAATCACCTTGTTCCGGCGAGAGCATCTCACCGTCCTCTCCAGCCATCATTAAGCTGGCTGCTGGTATCATTACGTTTGGCATAAGTATAAACTGGGAGGGGAATTACCCCCTCCCAGTTGGTTAATCTTAGCTGTAGTTTGTACCACTGTAGACCTGAGCCAAAAACTTAGGCTGCAGGATCTTCTGACCGTAGTAGGTCTTGAAGCCAACAGTGGTGAGCTGTGCGAGCGGATCAGTCTTGTCCGGCCCCTGAGCAATCTGCATCTTCGGAGCGTAGGGGCTTTGAGAAGCCAGATCCACAGTACCGAAGGCTTGGTCACCAAACACAAACGTGGAGTAAACCCCACCGGATGCGTTGTAAGTGACTCGCTTGGTAGCGTTGCCGTGCTCAGTCTGATAGGCGTTGGTAGTCTCGATGCAGCGGATACCTGCATAGCGACCAACTTCACCCTTCATAATCGCCTCTGGATCCCCGTAGTGGCGTGAGCTGATCCAATCTGAATCATTCTGCAAATCACGCAACACTCGCGGATCAGCAACGGCAGTGTAGTAGCCATTAGTGGTCGGAGCGTTGTTGACCTTCAGAGCCGTAGCTGTGTCCAGCAACTCCAAGCCCGTCATCACCTGCGAAGAGGTTGGGGCTGAAGTGTAGTAAGCTGAAGCACCTGCGAATCGGCTGATCTTGTTGGATGTGATCGAAGTACCTCCGGTGATAGAAGTGTCATCACCCAAGGTGTATGCGATCTTGGTATCCAAGTGCAGAGCTGCGTCCTGACCGTTGACAGTGGTAGCCTGCTCAAGGTGATTGAACAGTTCCTGTGCTGTCAGCAAGTCGGAGATACCAATCACCTGACCGTACTGGCTGAGTGTTACGTCCACATACTCAAGAGTCATCTCCTTGTAAGCACCCTTGGCCCAAGCTGTGCCTGCAGATCCTCCTGAAGGGTGATAACCATCGCCCTCTGTGAGGTTCTCGATGTTAGTGGTGTTTGGTTCTACATAACGAAAGAATCGTACACTATTCTTCCCCGCCTTTTCTGGGAGAGCCTGCTTTTTAGCAAACTGTTCCAGAACGATGTTTTGAACTATCTGCTTGAGAAGTTCTTTACTAAAATACGCTTGTAAACTGTTGCTGATGCCAGTTGAAGCGGTATCGGTAATTCCTGCCATTGTTCTATATTATATTTATAGGTTTATTGCCGCACCCCGTTGATCGTGATCCTTCACCATCTTCAGCAGTTCGCTTCTTTGGCGTTCTGCTGTCATATCGTCGAAGGACTCCAATCTACCCGATTGGTCAACGGTTGTTCCGTTTAGTTGTAGTTTGCCGTTCAGTTCCTCGTTCTCTTTCTTGAGACGATTCACTTCGGCCTCCAAGTCATCAGCTTTCTTCGCTTTGAGAAACGCCTTGGCAGCTTCCACTGCATCGTTAATGCCCTCTGGGTAGGTTGCCAAAATCTTCTTGCGATCAAGCAGTTCAGAAGTGTATTGGTAAAGTTCGGAGTCTTGATTCTTCAGTTCAGGATTATCCTTCACCTGCTGACTCAAGTTGGCCTCCCACTGCTCCATAACAGCTCTCTGTGCATTGAGAACCTCCTGCTGCTGTATCGTATCCCTAGCTGTCTGAGCTTTCTGTAGTGCTAACTCTGCAAGGTCATCGCGTCCTTCCTCCCGGTACTCCTTCGCAATCTGCTCGTAGTCATCCGGGGTGAATTGTGCGGCTTCCTTACGTTGCTGGATCTCTGAAAACGCATCTGCTTTTTTAGCTTCAAGCTGTTGGCGTTCTTCGGCCAACTTTGCTTGCTCTGCCTTTAATTCCTCTTTGGCAGCGTTTACTTCCTTCCAGCTCTTATTAGCCCTCTCTTGGCTCTTCTTAGCTCTGGTATACTTCGACTTTGGTTTCTCCTCAGAAGGCTCTTGTGGCGCATCCTGTGGCTCAGGAGCTTCTTCCTTGGCTTTGTCCTCTACGTTGACCGTCTCGCTAGTTGGTTCCTCTGCTGCGTTGTCAGAGGTTGGGGTGCTCGCAGTGTCACTCGCGGGGGCGTTGCCGTCTATTTCGGCAATCTGCCCGAGTAGCTGATCGCGTGTGATTTCTACCTCACCAGCGTTTACTGTACCTGTGTCAGACATAAATTTTTAGATCTTTCTAGGGTTCAACAGCCAACCTAAATCGTCTGTCACTCCTTCAGCTATCGGAGCCTTCTCTGGTTGTCTCACCATTAGCCCGTCGATAGATGCAAGAGCACCCTTAAATCCTCCAGCCCAACCTGCTTGATAAGTCAGGTTCGACTGACCGCTCGAAATTAGTCTTTCCATCTGATGCAAGTGCAACTGTAAAAGTGAACCTTTTAACTTCACCCCTGTGGAAGAACTGAAGAAGGCTCTCAGTGCCTCAGTATCCTGATCAGTCCACTCCTGCGGCTGCGGGTATCCGTTGTTCCTGTTGAACGCCCTGAGCGTTCTCCATATCTGTGTTAGTCGCTTCATTTGCTGCGTGAGCTGCCTGCTCAAAAAACTCGTTTAGATCCCGCTCAATCTCTCTGCCGGCTTTGGGATCCTTTTCCTTCAACTGCGTAACGTGTGCAGCCAAATGTTGTTGTAGCATCTGCCCCTCTATCGGCTCAGGTGCTGCCCCCTCTGCAGCTCTCTGCTGGATGTACTGCATCACCGTTTGGATATGCACCAGATCATCATCAGCCGGCTTGACCTGTGCCGGGAAGCCAAGCCTCAGTATGCCGATCTCTTCGGCCTGTTGTTCAGCTTGATCAGACGCTTGTATATCTGGATCCTGAAAGAGTCTCTTAACCAGTGTCGCGTCATCAGCTTCCAGCACCGACTTCCTGAGTTGGCCCTGATTGATAAAGGGATCATTGTTGAACATCTGCAGGCGTTGCATTGCCTTGTTAAACAGAAATTGCTTGTTAACCCCGTCAGCGGATCCGGTTGGCTGGAT